AAGCTCATTCCAATTGCAGCTGCTATCTTCTGAGGCAAAACTATTCCTCTATCCATCAAGGTATTTTGAGTATCTAATCTTCTATCTCTATCTAAATAAAAATTAGTTCCCTCAAATTTAAAACCAAATCTAAATGGAAGTTTAGCTTCTTTCATTCGCTTATTTATATGATATTCCATAAATAAGTTGGCAGAAGGATAAATTGATTCTACAAGTTGCTCGTCTACGTTTGCAGAAAGCTGCGATTCAATTGCATTCATTTTTTGATCATAGTTACTGATCAAGTTAGATGTCGTTCCTGACTGGCTTAATACATTTCTAGAATAATCTGATTGTATTTTGTTATCAGTTTTAAACTCGATTGCTTTTGCATTATTGATAGGAGCTTCTACAAATTTCACATAATCATTTCCAATAATCGCCTGAACCATAGCCATAAATTCTCCCAAAAGACGAGGACTTAAAGCTGTAGCATCTTTCAAACTTGCCTTAGTATCCTTAAGAAATGGTAATTCAGTGAATAAAATCTTCGCAGCAGCTTGAATATAATTTGCTTTTTGAACCGCTCTAACAGTTGGCAAAAGTGCAAGATCTGGGAATAGTGATGCAAATTGCGGTATACGTGCAATCAACTCCGGTGAAAATTTCCACATCCAAAAGTTGTCACGAGGTGAACAGTCGGCATATAAAACCCATGTTGAATTTCCTCTAGTATCAATACTAGCAGAGGGACTATATATATTACTACCACCTTTTGTAAAAAGTTTTAAATATGTTTCTTTAAATATAGGAGGATACATGTCCATATTGATCCCCTGTTGTTGAAAGAAATTATAATTAAAACTAAATAACAAGCCGTAATCAAATCTACCTGTAATTAAACAAAAATCCCCAGGCAATTCTTGCAAAACGTAAAGGTCACCGTCCTCGCGGAGTACGCTAAAATATGTTTCTTGTCTCAATAATTGACGCATTAAAACTGGCATTTGAGTTTTAACGTCAAAGCGACTTGTAAAATCTTTGATTATATCAAGAGCCTTTTGATAAGATTTTGTACCATATTCTGAGATTTTATTTGCATTTTTACAATAAAAAGTGTAGTCCCACGCTGGTAAATTTCCTAAATATTGAAGAATTCTTTTGTAAGAAGGATTAGAATATTCTAGTATTTCAGAATATTGAAGCAACTGTTTTTCAGAGTTGCGGGGATCTAGTAATGCTTTTTCTGCCAATTCTGGTGTAACTTGACCTGCCCCAGACAAAGTTATCGACTGCATACGCGAGTTTAATGTCATCGGGGTTAGGGCTTGAGGATAAAGGTATGTATTGTTAGAGGCTTGAGCGAAATCTTTAAAAGTTTTTTCGTTCCACTGATAAATATCAAAAATATTTTGTACTTGAAGTTCTGTTAAGTTTTTAGGTATATCTGAGTTTGACAATGTTGCTAAAGCTGTTGAGGTTGTTGAAGATGTTAATTTTCTTGGTCTACCCAATGTGAGTACCTCCTTTCTTTTTAGAGGTTAAGGTTTAAATGTAGTTCTTTTGTAAGGATAGATTCTATATTATTAAAATCCCAATATGGAATTTCAATTAACTTTATATTATTATTTTTACAATAATCTCGCTTAATGTTGTCTCTTATTTTATTTTTTTCAAAAGTTAACTCTGCCCATTTAATTCCTTTACCAGCAAAATCTACTGGGACAAAATGACCCTCACCTTGATATTCTACTAACATATATTTATTTTTATCAAAATAATCCCATATTATAAAATCAAAATGTAAAGGATGTATATATTTACAATTTTTAAAAGTATGCTCTATTTCAAAATTAATTTTTTTATTATTTTTATATTTTTCTAAAAATATAAAAATATTTTTTGCTCCATTAGAAAATAATCTAGTACATTTTTTACAATATGATTTTTGTATATGAAATCTGCTATTCGGACTTGCCAAATATGAAATTTTACAATTTTCACACTTCCAATAATAAAATTTATTAGATCCACATACAATATCTTTAGGTTCAATTGGATAGTTTTTTTCAAAATCCCAATATTCACATATCTTATTGTTCTTATAAAATAGACTATTATATTTTCCTACTTGGCTTCCTGCGCAAATTCCACATCCATGATTGGCGATAATACTAATCCAATTTGACGTAAAAGGAATTTCATCATCTCTGCAATTCAAGCATTTAAATTTTAATTTAGAAGAACAACTAATATATTCTTGGCCATTAATGAGTTTAAATGGTTTATTTTCTATTTTTATCCAATTTTCTATATTATCTAAAGAATAAAGATTTTTCATATCTACTTTAGCTAAAAAATAATTCCTTTCAATGGAATCTTTGACATTTGCAAAATTAGTAAAATACATAAATCCATCTAAATCTTTAAAAATCATTTTCTCTAAAACACCACTATATTCTGTATCATCAAAGAGTTGATATCTTGAATTTTTATTATTTAAATATATATTTATATTATATTTTGCATAGCAATTTGATTTACCAAATCTTTCTAAAATAGATCCTCTTTTATAGCCCGATTGTATATTCGAAAAAGAAATATTATATTTATATCCATCATCATCATAAAAATTTAAATTTTTATTGACTCCTATCCATTTTTGATCTTTTTCTAAATGAACATTAGGAAAATATTTCGACAAAAATAAACTAACATTATCTAAAGAAAAAGGGTTTCCATTTCCGAAACGCGATAACTGGATATTTTTCTTTCTTCTATAATCAAATGCGCCATAACTAGCCAAATATTTATAACCATCTTGATCAACTAATTCCATCTTTGTTCTTGCATTTTTATATTGATCTAATAAAATATATCCACTTCTATAAAATTCATTTATAATAAAATTATCATCTAGTTTATCTTTTATCTTTTCACCCATTACTTATTCCTCCTCAAATAATCTCCTATTTTATAATATAATACAGAGAGAATTCCCGTTAGGAGTACGGGCTTTCGGGGGCCATCCTATCTCTCTGTTTTATAACATTTTATTCTACCACATTATTACGATTTTGTCAATGGTTAAAACCCATGCAAAAGCCCCATCATATATTCAAAGTCGTCTTGCACATCTTCTTCTTTAAGCAAATTAATATCAAATTCTTGAGAAACAAAATAATTAACATAACTAATTGCAGAATAGCGATCCTTATTGCATCCAGATTTTTCAACTAATTTAACTTTTCCACTTACCAAAGCCAGATCAAGATTAATGCACTCACTTATTAGAAGTCCGGTTTGAACATATGGATTTAAATAAAAGGCATAAATTGAAGAATCGCCAGAACTACTTAAAAATTCTTTATTTTTTGATTTTATTAAAAATTCCTCAGCGTCTCCATCTAAAATTAAGAATTTCCATAGTTTTTTTTGTAAAGAAGATCTAAATAAGTTTGCAATTTGACTATTTAAGTCTTGACTTGCTGACATTGGAAAAATTACAGGAATTGCATTAATCCCTCTAGTCCTTCTTCTCAATTCGTCTCTTACGTCTTCTCTAACTGATGTAAAATTTTCATCTACCACAGTAAATGGAGGGTATGTTTCTCCCCTTTCATCATCAATTGTGTTTTCACTTAAAGAATCAAAAATACTAATGCCCGCGTTTTGAAGATCAAGGCAACAAAAATCTGCCTCAAAATCATGAAAAAGTTCTTTTATTCTTTTTGCTTGAACACCTGTGTGTTCTCCTTTATGACTTTCCATATAAGAACAATGGCGTTCATACCCTTCTCCTTTGATTGGGATGAGTCGTATACAAGCCATAATAGAATTGTCGTTTTTTTTATTTGCTCTCATGGCAACGTCACAGGTAATAAACCTTATTTCGCCTTCTAGTTTTTCAATAGAATATGGATTCTTTTTTGCATTAAAATTGTCTTCTCTTTGAGGATAAAAAGCTTGTTTTAAGTTTCTTTTAAATAAAGATGAAGCAAAAAAACTTTTCCCGCTGCTACCCGAAGGTATATTGAGATACTCAAGTTGAAAACCAATTTCATCCATATCTCCTGTTTCATTTTTTATCATATCAGCAGTTTTAATCCCATGAAATAATGTGATAAAATAATCTAGCGATAGAAAATTAGCAGTTTCGTCCCCATTAACCATTCTTCTTATACAAGATTTCACATAAGTATACCAATATTCGGCAGTATACCAGGCAGAAGTAATATAAGATATTCTACCATCTTCTATTAGATCTTTATCTGACCCATATTCTGGTTTTAATCTATATGGAGGGGTTCTTACTTCAAGAAAAGGTTTTATTACCTTTTCAAGTATCTCTCTAGGAACTAACCTCGCCTCCTCTATGACGATATAGTGACATCTATTTCCTCTTGCCGAATCGGAACTAGGCACAACCTTAATAGAACTACCACAATGGAATATACACTCATAAGTATTAGAATTAGTTGTTATATGATCAATTTCTCTAGCTACATTCGGGTATCTATTTTGCAACTCTTTCATTTTTTCACTCAAAAGAATCCCGCCTTGAGAAAGGGTTTTTGAACACACAATAATCTTAATTCCAGGATATAAAACACATAAAGTTAATGTCCAAACTGCTATAATCCATGTTTTAGCAGCAGCACGACTTGCAACTATATATGCTAAATTACTTCTTTGTAATATCCATATCATTAATATTTGATAAGGATGTAAATGAATCCCAAAATAATCTTGGATAAATCTTACAGGGTTACGACGAAACATAGTTATCCATCTTTTTAACCTGTCTTTTCTGGCACCATCTAAAACAGAACTTTTTATCATAGATTTTGGACGTAAGAATTCATTTTGCGAAGATAAATTTTTAAGTTCTTTATTTTTGTAAGGACGTGGAGATGTTCCCATTTTTATTCCTCACTTATATCTACTATTTCATCAATCTCATCCTCTGTATCTACATTAAAATCTCTACTTTGTGTAATAAAATTTTTAAGAGGACGAGTTACATATTTTTTGAAATAAAAGTCAATATTATCGAAATCTTTGAATAATTCTTTATCTTTTCCAGAATAAAACTCTGCTGGTTCATTTTCTTCAATAATCTTGATAAAAGACGAAAATGTATCTTTGGCTTGCCCTGAATTTGCAGTAGCAGCTTTAGCAGGATCAACACTAGCGGTACGCATAAGTTCTTGTAAACGTTTTACTGCCGAAGCATCTCCACCACCTTTGCCCATTCTACTTTTTCTAATATCTAGTTCTGCAAAACAAATTTGACGAAGCAAAGATTCCTCTGTTGCCGTATCGCACTTATGAGTCTTTTTATATCTCGCCAACTCTGATTCCAAAAATTCATAATCTTCAAAAATTAAATCTGGCCCCCAAAAGTCCTTAAGATATTTGTTGAAATCAATGTCATCTGTAATTTCATCATTAGAAGATGATATTTGGGTATTGTCTTCTATTCTACCATTAAATGTCATTTCCGTATCATCAGAAAGATTGGACAAAGTAGATAACTTACTTTTATAAATACCAAAAACTTGAATATCTTCTTTACCATCATTCTGCATTTTTGTAATTTGTGTTTTTACTGCCTCGACTGCATTTGGTGCCCATTTTATATTTAAAATTCTGCAAGTTCTAAAAAGTGCTTTTTCAAAATTTCGTTCTATGTTCAAAGAATTACTATATATTTCATTACAATGTATTTTGCAAATTGACATGAAATTGTTTTTATCGAGTGCTGTATCCACGGCCTGATAAAATTCTTTTATAGGCTTCATCTTCATACAAACCCTACAATAATTCTCAGAAATTCCGTTTACTTCTGTAGTTTTCTTACTCATACTAACTTTTTTCTTCATTGTACCTGCTGTTCCCATCCTTATTTATCTCCTATACCTAAAAATATATAATTATGGGCACACGCCCAACTGATTTTTATGTTTGTTTGTGTTACTAGAGCCAAAAGAGGGATTTGAACCCCCGTTGTTTATATTCCACCTTACAAAGATGGTGCAATCGACCAAACTATGCGATTTTGGCGTAAATCTTACTAATACTATCTTATTTATCAAAAAACCACCATAAAACCACAATTTCATGGGTAAACCATAGTAAAATGGAGATTACTATCTCAAATAATAACCTCCATTTTCACCCTATTTAATTATTACCTAGACTAAAAGTGATCCCGCCAAAAATGCAAAA